TCTGCTCTGCAGTTCGAGAGAATCTGCAGCCTCATAATCAGGTGCCCAGAGCGAACGACTGCGGACGGCGAACCGCCACGTCGAAGTCCTGATGCACGGTCAGGATCACCTGGCCGCTGGCGCTCTGTGTGTAGGGGTCAACCACCACATCCAGGCCGCTCCACATGCCCACCACGCAATCGGCAAAGTTGCCGAATAGAACATCGTTCAGCTGCATCTGGTTGGACACGGTGAACTGGTAGCCGTTCACAGTGCCGCCATCGGTCATGATGTAGTCAGAGCCAGCCGAGGATGCCCTCAGGGTCTGCTTCAGGGCGCCGCGCACCACGCTGTTGCCGGTGTAGCGCATCGAGCCGGCGTCAAGGTTGTCGATCGCCAGTTCGGTTTCCAGGTCCACGTAGTCGGCCCAGTCGCCGCAGTTGTGGGTGGTGGAGCCGTCGCCGCCCAGAGTGGTCGGGAATGCCTTGGCAGTGCCGCCACCCAGGGTCACGCTGCCAATGCCGGTGGTGTTGATGATGCCCAGCGGCTGGCCGTTGGAGCCGGTGCCGTAACCGATGGTGTAGTCCATGCCCAAGGCGACGGACTCGGCCATGTCGATCCGTACCAGGTTCTCCACGTCGGGGGAGCTCTGGATCATCATTCGGCGGCTGATCGGCACGCGCACCCCGATAGTCCGGGGGATCATGTTCACCAGGCCGAAGGTGAGCTTGCTGTTGGCAACCTCAGCGTTCTCGCCGACAAAGTAATACTGGCTGGAGCTGAGCTTCTTGGGGATCTCAACGTTGCCCTCCAGGCCGGAGAGCATGGTGAGGCCGCTGTTCAGGAAGGCGCTGCGGTTGCGGATCAGGTCAATGAACTGTGCATCCAGCCGATCGGTGCCAACCAGTGCGCCGCCATCGCCGAAGGTGCCGACCACCTGGCCGGGGGTCTGAGCAGCGCGGCTGGAGCCCAGCACTTCCCAGGGGATCAGCACGCCGTTGGCGCTGCGGCTGTGCTTGGCCTGGGCGGCACGGGCCACCTCCAGTTCAAAGCCGGCGGCCTCAGCTGTGCGGGGGTTGGGGTCGGCCAGGTACTGAGCGACGCGCAGGAAGCTGTAGCGCTTCACCTCACGCTTGCTCAGGCCCAGCTCAGCGTTGCCGGCATCGTGCACGCGGCCCTCAAAGGACACCTTGCGCATGCCGATCTGTTCCATCACCACCGCACGGGCGGCATCGATGGAAGCTTCGTCATTGATGAGTTTCTCGGCCAGCTCCGGGAGTTTGAACTGGTCACACATGCCGCGGATGGCTGCGACGCGTTCACGCTCGGCCTGCCGGGCGTTCTGCGCCACCTCCTCCACGTTGATCGTTTCAGTGGTCATTGGGATTGGATCGGATGATTCAGTCCGCTCGGCGGTCTGTGCTGTCAGGCTATGGAGGGCTTCACTCACAGCAGACTTGATCGATTCGGGGTCAACCGTGACGGTCAGCTCGGCTGGCGCAGGGGGCTCAGGGGTGGGCTCAGCGGCAGGCTCAGGCTCCACGGCTACCGGCTCATCCATGGCGCGGCCCAGGCCTACGGTTTGGTCGGCGGGGACGCTGACGCTGGAGACCTCCAGGGCCTTCCAGCTGGTCACGTAGAAGTCGCCGCTGCGCTCTTCGATGTCGTCAATGCTGTAGGCGAAGCTGACGTTGCGGGTAATATTGGACTGAATGTCAACACGACGCTTGTGCTCCTCACTGCCCTTCTCCAGGGTGTTGGGGCTCCATCTCACCGTGGAGTAGAGCCGGCGATCGTCGCCCAGCCAAGTCTTTTCAGTTACGCCTAAAACTACGTCCCGGTTATGGTTCCACAGCCAAGGGGCGCCGTCGTTCATTCGGCCTAGGTCCATGGCACCCTCTTCGTGCACCAGGATCTCGCGGCCGAACCAGCGGTCAACAGGGGCCTCAGAACTGAAGCTGAAGGTCAGGGTTTCGTCGGTAGCTTCCTCAACGCGAAGGCCGCCGGGTAGCTCTCGCTGCTGAGGGCCGCGCAGCTTCGTGAGATCTAGGGTGGAATCCAAGGCCAGACAGTCGCTGGCCTCAGGCTACGGATGGCCGGGGCTGAGCTTCCGCATCCTCAGCATCCTCCCCGTCGTCGTCGGGGTCTTCCGTCTCAGGCTCAGGGGTGGGTGGTTCCGTCGCTGGCTCAGGCGGTTGCTCCGCGGTCGGCATCAGGCCCAGTGACTCCTTCAGTTCGTTTTCCATGGCGATCTGAGCCATCACCTGCTCAAACTGCTCACCGCTGTATTCAGTGATCAATTCGCTGTGAGATTTGAGTAGCATTGCCTTGGCTTTTTCCATGGCGGAAACATCCTTAACTGGGTCCACCCAGTCCCATGATCTAGCCTGCCAGCGCGGAGCGTTATACCTTTCTGGCCTGGTCCAGTAGTCATTAAAAGCTGGTGACGGCAATTCGCCCGCCAGCATCGCAGCACGTAGCCACTCTTCAAATACGCGCTGGTGGAACACCTCAATGATCGCGCTTTGCACCACCCGCCAGTGGTCGCGATCCTCCAGCACACTGGTGCGCATGCTGCTGTAGTTCGTGTCGCTGAAGTCCTTGCTAATGGTCGCGTAACTACACCCAAACCCAGCAGCAAACCGCCGCGTCAGGTTCCGTACCACGTTGTCGTATTGGCCGTCGTCTGGTCCAAAATCAGGCGCGACTGGCTCCTGTCCTGGCTCCAAATAGTTCCAGCTGCCGGGCTCGGTGTTGATCAGTCGCTGGCCGTTCTCGACGACCTCGGCCTGCAATTCGCCATCAGGTGAGCGGATCCAGCCCAGCGAGTTGGCCTGAACCCTCTTGCGTGTCCAATGTGCCTCTTCGTACTTTCCGAGGTTGTGAACCGTCGTGATCACACTGGCCAGCCACGGCACGCCACGGTTTTGGCCGATCCGCTCGGGCATGTAGACGTGGATCATGTCGGCGGCCGGCACCAGCACGTGCTTTTCCTGTGCACCACGGCGGTTCAGTCCCAGCTCCACGTCACCAGGGTGGCGGGTCAGGATGGCGTACCGGGTCGGCCGGCCCCATTGGTTGATCTCGACACCTAGCCGCCATTCGTGGCCAGCGCGGTCGCTCACGCCTGACTTGTCTTCGTCGAGCTGGTGCGCCTCAATCAGCTCCAGCGCCAGCGGGGTGCGGCCCTGCCCCATCGCCTGCCGCACGATCCTGATCAGGCATTCGCCCGACTCCGGCAGGCTGCCGGCGATCATCATCTCGAAGCCGTGGAACGACAGCCGGCCCGCCACGTCGCAAGTGTCTGGCCGGCACCAGCGGCGCCATGCTTCCTCCAGCAGCCGGTTGCGGCGCACGTCCTTTTCGGTGCCGTTCGCTTTGAGTATCTGACCCTGCATCTGGATCCCACGCGGCCCTACCACGTTGATCTGCGTGGTCCGCTTGGCCTGGCGGGCGTAGGGGTTGTCCCTGACCAGCTGATGGCAGCGGTCGCGCAGTACGGCCAGGCTGACGCGCAGCTCTGCGTCTGCAGAGGTGGTCGGCGCCACCAGGTCGTGGAGCAACCGGTTGCGCCGGGCGCCCTCGAACATCCGCTGGCCCTGCTGCCGGCCGTGCCGGGTGGTCAGGATCTGCCGCTGCAGCCAGGATCGAACACCCATCAGCTCACCCCCGTGAAGCGCACATAGAGCCGGCGCGGATCGCCGAGGCCTTGCGCGATCATCTCGGCGCGTTTCTCGCGGGTGACTTCAGCCTTGAGGCGGTCGCGCCATTTGATCAGCTCCGCTAGGTCGGCGCGGACCACCTTGCGGCCACCGTTGCCAAGGCTGCCGATTTGGTACTCCTGCGCACCCGTGGTCAGGGCGCGGATGGCCTCTTCAACCGCCTCCAAATCTTTTTGCGCCTGGCTGCGATCATCGAACGCGCCCGGGGTGCCACTGAAGGCCAGGCTCTTGCGGACGGTCAGGCTGCCGCGGCCGGTGGTGAGCGGTGCGCCGCTGACCGTGGAGACGATCTGCAGCTCCCATGCGCCGGCTGCCATGGTGGCCGTCGTGGCGGCGCTCAGCTCCACCTTCCAGCCGTCGTCAGTGTCGGTGGCCACCGCCTCGATACCGGCGCCAGCTGCTGCAGCGCGGAACCACACGCGCACCGCCGTGGCGGCGGGGTGGACGCGGGATTCGATCCAGCTGGTTAGATCGCCTTGGTAGAGCTCCAGCGGTTGGGTCATTTGAGCACCGTGAAACTCCGGGCCTTTCGTGGCGCGGCCTGCTGGTTTAAGCCTACGGAGGCCGCTAGCTGTGCCGCCAGCTGGTCCCACATGGTTTGACGGTTGTAGCGGCGGCTTACTAGCTGGAGGGCGGCGTAGGCCATCCGGGTGCAGTCGCCGGCCTCATCCTTGCTGCCGGTCGGCTTGTCCCATTTGTACTCCCGCTTGCCGGCGCTTTTCTTTGGTATTTTCTTCCACGGAAACAGCTCGGCCAGAAACTGATTTGTAGACGCCTCGCCAAAGTGCAGATACCCAGGGCCAGGCTTTTCCTGCCGCAACCGGCCTTGCAGGTGCTGAATACTCGTTTCATACCCCACCGGATACATCAGCACGCCTTTTTTGATCACGCTCTGATTCTTTCGGTTGATATTGACTGGCACACCCTTGCCGATCAGCGGTTTGCCCTTGCTTTCTGATCCCTTCATCGGCACCCATCTGCCAACCCTTGTACGGCACCAGTCCCGCACCTCATGCGTGGCATAGCCACCATCATCAATGCCGCCTAACGCAATCTGCAGCTCTGAGCCATCCTCCCGCTTCCATTTGGTTTCCAGCACTGCATCCAACTGATTCAAGGTTTCCAGCTGCTGCGGGTCGCCGTCGATTTCAAAATGCCCCACGTGCCAACCTTCCTCGCCACGGCCCCATCCCCATATCGTCACCACCAGCCGTTCCGCCATTGCACCGCCACCACCCTGCACGTCGACGCCTGCGGTCAGCACCAGCACGCCATTGGGCACCACATCTGCTGGATACCCATTTCCTGCTGTTGCGTCCTGCCGGCGCTGTGACAGCCCTTCTACATTCAGCTTTCCAGTAATTGTGTCTTCCCAGGGAATCCCTAAAACGGTGTTATGGAACGTTTGCATTAGATCACTGTCACCCCTGCGCATTGCCTCTAGTGCTTCTTGATATTCACCTATCAAATTGCTCCATTCAGCCCCAGCGTGATAGCTATACGCCGCCCAGATATGCCGACTTCTGACGCGGGGGTAACCATCCTTCAGGATCTGCTGGCTACGGTCAAGACCCAGCGGACAGGCCCAGCCGCCGCGCTCGTCCATCCATCGCAGGCTGGCGTAATTGATCAGCTCGTGGCAGTTTTCGCATTCATACTTTCCAGCATCGTCGCCTTCCTTTCGCATCTGCTCCCATCGGAGCACTTGGTATTCGCCGCAATGTGGACACGGCAGATAGCGGTATTGCTGATCGCCTTTCTTAAACCATTGATGAGTCTTGTCATCGGGATAGATTGGCGTGCCGCCGATGATCGCCTTACGGTTCCAGGTGGTGGCGGAGCGATTCATGCCGAGCTTGATCTGATCGCCTTCATCGATCGCGTCATACGCTGACGGCTCTTCAAAGATCACCACCGTCCGCTCTTTACGCCTGAAACCTTTGCCGCTTGCAGCGCTGACAATATCGATCAGGCCGCCATTGGTTAGCTTCTTCAACAGGATCGTATTGGTTGCCGTGCCCCTAGCCTTTGACTCAGCCAGCAATCCTTTAAGGCACGGCGAATCTCTGAACAAGTCTGAAATGTCTTCTTTGCTGTACTCCTCTGCATCGTTCTGAACAGGCTGGACAATCATTATTTTGCTTGGCTTCCAGTGCGAGTAATACTGCACTGCGCCGATTTTTACGCATTCTGACCAGCCGACACGGGCAGACTTCATGCAAACTTCAATTTCTACATAGGGGCTTGTAAACCCGTAGAACCAATCTCGCTGGTATGGTCTAGTTATCCATTTGCCCTTGCTCGCCGCGTTGCCCGTCACGTGGCCGTAGGTGTCGGCATACTCAACACCACTGAGAATCGGCCGCGGCCTAAAGCATTCCGCCAAGCTCCGCGCCATACTGATCCGATCGCGGCAGATCATACCGCCACCTCTTCATCGGTGAATTGCCAATCTGCTACGTTCTGCAGAAACTGATTCACTAGCCTTGAGATAATATCTTGTTCTTCCACTGTAAGATGTGGAATCTGATTTTTAATCTGCTGCGGCAGGCTTAATGCTTGATCCTGCAAAGTTAATGCAACTGCTTTCCGTGCCTGCTCATAATCTTCGCGGTAGACCAGCTTTCCCTCCAGCAGCTCGCGCTCTACCTGCAGCTTGAGTTTCTTTTCGTATTCGGTCCAAGCTCTTTCGGTGTTGAAGTCTGGGGTGTCGCCATCAGGGGCGGCAGGGCGCCTCTCGGACTGAGCCGCGTCCGTCTTTGCTGCCATCCGCTCCTTCGCCGGCCGTAGCGGCTTCTGTGCCGCCTCTACGGGCGCCTTGCGGCTGCCATGCTTGCTCTTTGTCTTGGGTACCTTCGCCCACGCCTCATGCAGCCCTTCCCGTGGCACGTGGCGCACGCCGTTTACCAGCACCTCTTGAAGGAAGCCGTTCTCGATCGCCCTGTAAACCTGATTCCTGCTCGTTAGCCCCAGCACTGCCGCAGCATCACGAATAGATAGCAGCTCGCTGTTGGCCACGTGTCACATTTGCTTGTCACAATCTACGCGTGACAGAATCTATGTGACAGGCCGGCTTGGTATAGGTGCTGGGGTAGGGGCCCTTTTGACCAATGCGCTAACAGTCACATGATGGCCAGCTGTTCTCAACAGAAAAAGCGGGCCGTCGGAACTAAC